GGATCGCAGCAAAAACATTATTGAGGTCAGTTCTCACATTTGCCCCAGAAGCATTTTCGATTGTGTAATTTGTAACGTCAGCCACAGTTAAATTCTATTTTCCTCCATGTTAACCTCCTTTACCAAAACCAACAGCACTGTAGGTAAAGTTCCTGTTAATACTAGCATTACTTGAGTTTTTAAAGTGAACTGTAAAGCCAGTTCCAGATATGCTACTAAGTTCAAAGTAATCGCCTGATGTCATATTTTGTGGAGAAATATTAACAGAAGGTAAGAAACTATTTAAATTGCCTAATCCAGACGTTCCAACAAAAAATGGTGCTGTAAATGTAACCGCTTTTGCTCCTGACCCAGATGCTATGACAGATGATTGTTCAGTTCTAGATGGCATACTTGCTGTGTATCCTGCTTGCTGAAGATTCATATTTTGTGCTGTATCTGTGGTATCTAAAGTAATTCTGAACTGAAATCCTCTGCCTTTAAATGTTCCATTTGCAAAGTCATTAAAATCTGTGTAGGAACTCATATCGGTAGAGGTTCGCACTGCTATCTTTGCGTTAGATTCGTTAGCAACTGTTCCGTCAAAATCTGTCCAGGTATCTATATTTTCTGTTCTATTATCAAATTGATCTCCTGTATAAAAACCAACCCCTTGAAAATGTCTTTTTAAAGTAAGCGAAAACGTAGCTCCAAGATCAAGCGTATCTACAAAATCATAAGTACCTGTTGAATTAGTTACTGGATTTGTAAGTTTCAATCCACCTAAACTAGAGTCGTACACAACATTTGATTTAGTTCCGTTATATGGTGTTCCATCAGTATCTTCTCTATCAGTTTTAACAACAATAGAATCAAGAATATCAACAAGAGAAAGAGTTACACTAGCTGCTGTGGCACTAAATCTACCACCATCATCTTGAAATTTAAGAAGATACGTTCCAGCTAAAGCAGGAGCTATAACTTCAGTAGCGTTACCAGCTACAGCTTCAATAACATCTTGAGCAGCCTGGAATGAAGCAGCACCTCCAGTTTGATTAGTATGCCTCACATAAACCCGACCTCCGTGTAAAACATCAACAGAAACAGATTGTGTAAATCTTAATCTTACAAATTGTTCATTAATCGGTTCTATAGTTAGTCCAGATACGTTTTCTGGTATTCCAGTTTTACCTAACGCAGTAAATTGTGTTTCAGTTGCATTTGCGGATAATTCTAAAGCAGCGTTGTATGAAAATACTTGAATAGTGTAAGTACCCTTTACTGTGTCTAAAATTTCAAAATCACTACTAAATACTAATTGAGATATATAGTTACCATTTTCTAGTTTGTAATTAACTAAATATTGAGTAACACCTTGTACGGGCTGCCAATCAATAATTAATTTACTTCTAGCAATACTATTTATTACAACTGTTTTTTCTGTAACTGTTAAAGCACTCGGAGGAGATGCTGGTTGGTTTAATAAAGATATTGTTCTAGTAGGCAAAGAAACACCATTTTCTATAAACGCATATTTACCCTCAACATAAGATAAAGCTGTAATAACATAATTAATATCATCTTGTTCTTCTACTTGAATTACTCTGAATAATTGAGTCTGTAAAGATGTACTAGATAGCAAATAAGGGGAGTTTACATTTGGTGCGGAAGAAAAAGCAGAGTCAACAGTTAAAACTGCTCCTGCAATAGCAGTAATAGTTTTAGATTGCACTGATCCATCGGATAAAATTACACTTATTGTCGGATTGTCACCTAATCCAGGTAAAGTTGTTTGAGATAAAGCGTCAATAGTAATAGCTGTAGTTGTTGCAGCTACAATACGACCACCTCTTCTAGCTCCTGCTCTTACTGGATCGTTTATTTCAATAACAGAACCAGGT